ACGCCCAGAAAAGCCGATCCTTTGTGAAGGGCTCAGTGCGTAATTTTGTAAGCGCAGGTCCAGAGTTCGAAGTGGTAACAATAGGCACTAATAGTTCTTTGATCTATTGCACTCCCATTTGTGAAAGATGGGTAATGTTTTATGCCCATTGTTTGGGCAGATCTTTGCTCGATGGCGACAAGATGGTTGTCACATATAAAGGTAGAGTCTATGAAGAGAGGTATGTGGCCGATTTGGCTATGGTCGATTGGGATCAGGATGTGGTCTTTTATCCTCTCCAGTCCAAGCAGTTGCCCCAATTTCCTAATATTGTTGGAAAATTCGCTTCCCAACAAGAGATTGCAGCCCTGTCAACTTGTAATGTGTATGTGCCAAATCCAAAACGTAGGGTGTACTCTAGGATTGTGAGAAATTCCCCAGCAATGGAGTATGCGTCCGATATTGGACCAATTAGGTTACCGAGTGCCTTTCTCTCAGAATTTGAGACTATATGTGGTGAGTGCGGACTGCCTGCTATTGCTACGTCAGGAGTTTTGGCGGGCAAGATTTTGGGTTTTATAGTGGCGACTAACTCGAATCCCAAGGCACCAATAACTCTCTTCAATCCTATAGATAAAGAGACAATACTTTCAGTAGTGAAAGACGACAGTTCCGTTCAAATCGACGTGGAAGGAAAGTTCCACGCAGCCGGTGTGACACATGAGACGTCCATCGAAGATTTTGTGCACGGTCTTGGTCCAAATGTATTGGATATAGAAGTTCTGATGCCTGCAGAAAGGGTGTACATACCAGATAGAACTACTCTACAGAAGTCGATGATCAGTGATTTGTTGGGTTGGTCTTCAGCTAAGCGTCCAGCGGTGTTGTCAGCCCGAGACCCGAGATCTTTCGGGAAGGATCCTATACGCGTAGGTCTCTTGAATTTGTCAAATAAGGAAATGACGGTCCTTAGCACAGATGACCTCTCCTTAGTAGAGGAAGTTTTCCAAGACATGAAGTCAAACTACAGAACGTGGTTTTCAAAGGTTGATACACAAACTAAGTTGACCATAGAGGAAGCCATAGGAGGAGTCCCGATACTACTGAGTTCTTTGAAGGCAAATACGTCACCTGGAATTCCCAGGATATACGGGCGGAAGTGCAGGGGCAAGCGTGATTTCTTTTGGTGGGACTCTGAAGGAGACTTGCATATTGACGACCAGTTCCGCCTCGATGTGGAGAATATGGTGAAATTATTTGAAGCCGGGGCGGTTCCAGACCATGTATGGCTGGGGTTCTTGAAAGATGAGTTGGTCTCCCAAGCGAAAATAGAATCTGCCAGAACTAGAATTATTTACTGTGGCGATGTTTGTGCGACAGTTGCATTGAGAATGTTATATGGTAAGGTTATCATTGCTTTTAACAATGCAGGAGAAAACACTCCAATGTCAATAGGACTAAATCAGTTCTCAAGCGACATGCAAGTTATATACAATTACTTGACAGAGTTGGGTTTCTCCAAATTTGTTGCTGGAGACTATGAAGCCTTTGATCAAAGGATGCAGAAGGTGTTCCAAAGAAAGGCTTATGAGCTTATTTTGGGCCTATCAGGCCAAAGTTTGGCCACAAATTCCGCAGTTATCTCACATCAAGTAGAGTGCCCCTATCAATTGGGAGCCTTTAGATTTAAGACAGAGTGTTCTAATGCTAGCGGATGTTTATTCACTTCCATATTGAATTCCATTGTGAACGAGGCGTATTTCCGTTATTGCTTCGCTAAAATGTACCCTGAGAAATGTTATGATGAATATGTTCGAGCCAAGTTCTTGGGTGATGATCACTTATTGGCAGTCAGTGACGATTGTGAGTTTCATGGGCCCAAGATTAGAGAACTCATGTCCACTATTGGGCAGGTCTACACTTCTGATAAAAAAGAAGATATTGAGATTCCTGAATGGAGGAATTTTGAGGAGTGTTCATTCCTCGGGGCGTATCCTCGCCGTGTTTTTAGTACATGGAGTGGATGTCTCAAGGAAGAAACTTTGAAGCAAACTCTGATGTGGACAAGGACGAAAAACGATTCCTTACTTGATGAGTCAATTGCTGCCGTAGAACTGGCCTCCCAATGGGGAGAAGAGTTCTTTGGTAAGTACAAATCTACTGTTGAACAAGCCTTGGGCTTGAGAGGCATAACACTCCCTTTTCTTCCGTGGAGAGTCACAGCGCGTCGCGTTTTGATGAGAAATGCGTTGTCCGGAAAAGATTTTCCAAGGCTGCAAGCAGCTGGCTCCAATTCCGCGCCAGGTCTGACGACTCTGGTTACGGATAATGTGAATGTGAGCAAAGTAGCCTCGCAGATTAACACTTTGAATTTGGCTCTAAATCAGCCGCCCATGGACTTGGAATTTTCTGACCAATCATTGATTTTACGTGAAGTGTTTGAGTGGGGCGAGAGTGGCACTATGGGCTCGATTTTGCGAGCTTATAGTGTGCCCTGGGGTCTGCTGAGCCTAGGAAATGCACAGAATGTACAAAATATGCCTTTTGAGAGGTACATGTACTGGAATGGTCAGGTTGAATTAACGTTTCAACTTAATGGTACCCCGTTTCAAGCTGGGGCTTTATGTGTTTTCTGGTACCCTCTTTTTCAAGGGACTACTTCCAAATATCCAGAGTTGGCTCAATGGCGAAATTGCCAGCACATTTTGCTGTCGCCGCGTGTTAACACAACTGGATCCATTGTTATCCCGTTTAATTTTCCGAGAGGCGCTCTGAATACAACATTTAGCTCGTCAGCCAAAGAGATTCTGGGTACTGTGTTTGTCGGGATCTTGGGGCCTCTTACTGATCCAAACGGGCAGGGTGTGTCAATCTCTGTCTACTCTAGATTTCCCCAGTCTACTTTCACACTTCCCCGCCCTATTTTGCCTCCTGCTATGGTGGCAGCTGGAAATAGGTCCTCAACACAGGTTGTTAATAATTATGAATATGACATTCATGATGTTGGGGGCGACATTCCAATTCAGATGCGTGACACAGGGGGGTCTGCTGGTCCTTCTAGTGCGACTCAGAACATAAGTCCGGAGCTTTCCACCGCTGTTTCAGTGGGTAATGGGGGCGCTGCTTCTTCTCTTCAGAAAAACCCCACTAAGGGTGGGAAAAAGAAACCAGGTCTGGATAATCCAATCTTGGCTGGCACGTCTGTACCAATGGCACCTAAGTTCACAGCTTTGTCAAAAGGGGAAGGTCTTGAGCCTACGACCAATATGACTCTGGTGCAGAGTGAAATTTCAACTTTTCACTTTAATAAGGGCGATGAAGATGAGACGAGGTTGAGAACTCTATGCGCCTTACCTGGTTATATAGGGTCAGTTAGATGGACTGACACTAATGCACCAGATGATGTTTTGTTCACAAGGAAGCTGGATTCTATTATCTCTTCGCCTGATCTTACTTTGGTAAACGCTGATGATTATCCTTTGCCGGCTTCCATCGCAATGCTGCAGTATTTTATGTTCTGGCACGCTGATATTGAGATTGAGATCATGGCTATCCGCACGTCTTATCATTCCGGGCGTTTGAGGTTTGTAGTGGGCTACGGGGTAGATGACTTTGTTGTTTCCGATACGCCATATTTTAATACAGTTTTGGACTTCAACGGAGATCAAGACGTTCAGAAAGTTTTGATTCCTTATAACCACAGTTTAGAATGGTTGGAGACTTATTCGGGGTTTTCCACACAATTTCCCCAGCTTCAAAGCTCATTAGGCAGGTTTAGAATTGTGGTTCAAACAAAGCTTAGGCATCCCGCTTCAGTCTCTTCAAGCGTGGAACTTCTCATGTTCGCATCATTCAAAAATTTGAGAGTTGCAGTTCCAAGGCCGTTTCCATTTTTGTCTATTGCTGATAGTTCAGGAACGCGTCAACAGACATTGAGAGTCAACTTTAAGTATGTGGCACCCCCCATGCCGGCCCGCCTAGAAGGGGCTATGGCCAAAATTCATGATATGACTGAAAGTATTCTTGCTAGTCATGCAAGGGTCACTGATAAGCTGCGGGGACGTGCTTCACCCGTAGATAAACCGCCAAACAAGGAGCGGGATCCTATTGAAGAGGAAATGCGGAGAAAGGCTGAGGCGGCTGGGATGTTTACGTCTGCAGGGGCCAACACAGCGTTAGAATCTGTACTGCCGGCTGGTGAAGGTCTAGTTGATAATGCAGCTTGTGAGATTCCGTCCGCTCCTGTCACTGACATGCATATTGCAGCTCCCCGTATGAAGGAGGGTTTGCGATTAGGTGACAAATTTTAGCATGAGATCGTGGATATACATTAAATGATTAGGCGAGCTTCGCCAATAAATTTCGGTCCACCATCAGAAGTTATACCCATTGGTGAGTGGGAAGGGAAACTAGCAACTCGGTATGCCGGTGGTCTGCGTTACATGCCTACACCCACCACCATGATTAATGGACTAACCGCTACCATGCAAATTTTTGTGGGTCCGTCAGATCCGTTCGGGTCGTTCTTTGCGATGTGGGCAGGGTCTCTAAAATTTAGATTTTTTACGGACTCACCCAAGACTGCGCGAACCTTGATGCAGGTGGCATATTATCCAGGGCTTATAGGCCCCGCTGAAGATGTGCACATGGGGGGGATTTCTTACCCTTCCAGTGGAGAAGCCGTGCACGTTGATGCCCAATCCACAATAAATCTGGCAACTGGTCCTATTCCCGGATCCTTGCCAGCAAGAGAGTTGTTGTTTCCTCTCTCTACAGAAACACAGTTCGCTGACTTAAATGTGCCCTTTTATAACACATATGAGCGGTTGACCACCGATGGCGAATTTTATGGTCATAACGGGGTCTTGGTCGTTCCTTTTCTTGGAAAAGTCGAAGCATCCTCCTACGTCATAGACGAGTTGCTCGAAATTTACACCTCAGCAGGTGATGATTTCAGGTACTCAGTTTTTCGGCCCCCTTTGTCAATTAGATTTGGCGTGGGAGTCATTGGTAACAACAAAGTTGGGACCACATACCGTAATCTCAATGGATTGCGGTCTAATCACGTGCCATCGGCACCACCAGTCTAACTGCCATCCACGAAGTGCTGGAGCGGGTAATTTTGCCCAACCCGGCATCTCGAGTTTAGTATAAC